CAATTTCATACAACCCTTTAGGAACATTGACCAAAAATCCTATAGGTGAGTATTCTGCTTCAATCTTAGCAATATTTATAGGCGTTTGAGTGAATGGAATAATTGCATCCAAAGCTAACGCTCCACCTTTATTATTACGCTTAAATTGATTTAATAAATTAGCAAACTTAGATGCTTGTTGAAATACCATTTTCTTTGATTCCATATCAGCAAAGATACGAGCTTCTGCAAGTTGTTTTGTTGTAATACTTTCAGCTGTCCATCCCTTAGTCATCATATACTGTGATAGGGAAGCAACATAAGCTGAGCGTCTGAAGATAATATCTTCTTTTTCTAACGCCCAAAAGTTGAATTTAGATGCTTTATTTAAAATATCACTCTTAAAGATGTTTCTCTTTCGTTCAATCTTAGTTCTTTCATCATACTTACTTCCTGATGTCATTTCTTCAACGATTGAATCAAAATCAGCTTTTGCATAAGCTTTTAGTTTTTTATTAAATAAGTATCTTATATCTTTTGTTTTTTCTACTTGTGGGAACGCCATTTGTAACATTGTTACGCCTGTGTCTTTAACTAATCGAGTAGGCATCATGGCTGTATTCCCTAAGATATTACGGATATGTGTTGCAAAGTTCCCAAGCATCGATAAATATCTCCAAGCATTAAGTTTATCCATCAGAGTTCTAGGAACTTGATTTGCTAAATCTTGAGATATTTCATCAACAACTTTTTGAATATCAGCTTTATCTGTTTGCTGTAAAAGCTTAACCTTTAAAGATTCATCAATGTATAATTGTAAAATTTCTCCATTATATTTTTTCTTTTTTTCTGTATATTCGCTATTTATTCTCTTCGTCATTCTTTCTAGTATCATTAACTGTCCACTAGCAGAAAGTTTTTTAACCAAACTTAAAGCCTGAACAGCTTGACCTAGAAGCGTTCCTACGGAAGACAAAATCCCTATCATATCAACAGCTTTTTCTACTTGTTTAGAATTAGAATATTTAACAATAATAGCTTCAGCTGTAGCAATATCAGCTTTAGTGAAAATCTTACCTTCTTCATAGTTATTGATTAAAGTTATTCTTTGGTTTTCTAAGTCTTCATCTGTTTGTATTCTGTTTTGTGCATCGATGACAGCTTGTTTATCTGATACTTGATTATAATCTAGTTCGCCCCTAGAAATCATATCTTCGACTTCTCCAGCAACAGCGTCAGAAACATTTCCACTAGCTATAATTGTTCGTGGATGCTTCCTTGTTCTTAAAGCTCCATCTCCTTGAATAACAGGCTTAGTAATAACATCTTTCACATAAACTTGTGTATAAAAGTCGTTCATATCATCAAGCGATGGTATGTACTGGTCTTCCATTTCAGGTGGAATATTTGCTTCGTCAAAATCAGGATAGAACTCTGAATCTTCTTCATAATTCTCTATAGCAGGTTTAACAGCTTCAACTTCAGCTACAGGTTGAACTATTTCTTGATTAACAGGCGTTTTTAGCTCTGTAGGCGATAGTTTAGCAACTGTTTCAGCACTTATCTCTACCCCAGCATTTGCTCCTTTAAGGATTTCATTTACCCAGTCATTAACCTTGAAAGAAATATACTTCTTGCCTTGACGGTTAAGCATATTCTTTTGGTTTGGTGCTAATCTAAACCATGAATAAAGAGCTTGTTGTAATAAATCAAGTTGACTTGTGGGCTTGTACTCCATCCCAAAGGTTCGAGCGATGTACTTCCATTGGTCTACCGTTCTTCGTTGAGATTTAGCATACCCTTTGACTGCATCTAAATACCCATTAAAAAGTGGATTTAAAGGTTGTTCACTATATTTCTTCTTAGCTTTTGTATATTCCTTTTTAATCCCTTCCCATGTTTCAAATTGTTTTAAATCTCCGAAAAGAACTTTTCTCTTGTTCTTCTCTCTTAAATCATCCAGCTCTTTTACTTCAGCAGATGTCAACCCAACTCTTCCATCTTCAATCAACCATTCAAGCGTTCTCAAGCGTTCTTGCTCTTTCAAACTCAAAGCTGAACCATAAATAGAATCCGTTAGTTGATGTTGAATCGATGCACTTTCATTCGCTCCAAAGTATTTACTCTTAGGATTGCTTGATGGATTCTTATTTTCGATTGACTTGCCCAATCCATCCTTCATGGTTAGATAAATATCAGAACCATTTTCTTGAAGTAGAATTGCATCATAATCATAACCATTTTTAATTAAGAACTCTTTTAGAGCTGACCCTTCTAATCTTGAAGGAACTCCAGCTTCTGAAAGCTCATCAGCTACTGAACTATATCTAGGAAGGAACTCTTCGTTATAAATAACTTTGTCAGCTTCGTTTCGTGTATCGAAAATCTTTCTTCCATCTAAGTACATAGCAGAAGTTATCTTTTTCATTCCTATTGATTGAAGGTACTCACTTGACTCAAGGCTTCCATCATACTTACTTGCCATAGATTCATCTGTATAAAGGAAAGTTCCAGCTCTGAGAATTGCTCCTTGCTCTAAAGTTCTACTTCCATAAAGGACTTGTAAGTTTTTGTTTGAATCTCTTACAGAACTCTCTTTGAATCTATTTTTTTGTCCGATAGAAAGCGTGTTACCTTTGGAATCTGAATCTTCTGAGTCAGCAATATTATATGCAAGTGAAGGTCTGATATAACCAAAATCTCTGATGTCGATAGCAATATCAGGTTTATCAAAGTTTTCACTCATTCTGTCATGGTCTGAGATTCTCATTGTGAATGTTTTTGATTCAGGCATAAAAGGCGATATTTCAACGATGGATTTATCTCCATACTTGCTGATTATATCTGCATAATTTTCAATCCCTATTTCAAGATAGATTGATGATGATGAACCTGAAGTTGTGATGTTTCTGAAAGGGATTCCTTTAAGAATCTTGTTAGCAAAGTCAAGCTTGTTCATCTCTTCTGCAAGTAATCCACTATCTCTTTGATATTCAATAGCATTTGTTCTTACTGTATCTTTTTGATTCTTGTACTCATTCAGTAAAGTATCTTTAATCTCTTTGAATGAAACGGGTCTATCTAAAGATTTTATGAACTCGTTAAACTCATAATGCTTGTTCATATTCCCTAGATTCAAGGCTTGTCTTCTTTGATAAATATCATAATCATCTTTTTTAACATTTATCTTTTCTTTTAGCCCATCAATATAACTTGTTGACTTGATAGTTTGGAATTGTATGTCTTTTCCATCATTGATAGGAACTATTTGGTTACTATTAAAAACAGTATACTCAGGTTCTCCGTCAACAGTACCTTCCCCTGTATAAATAACTCCATCATAACCATTTTTGTATGCGTTTTTAGCTAGTTCTTTATCACTTGTTTCTAAGATATTTTCAGCGTTTAAATAAACTTCTTTAATATTTTTTCGTGGTGTTGTGAAGCCATACTTATTCATCAAATCAATAACATCACCAGGAACACTCATAAAGCTTGTAGGATTCAAAAATCCAAATACATCATCTATGCTTAAATCTGTATCTCTTTCGATATACGCACCATCAACATATTTAGTTATATAAGATAATTCATTTAGGTCTATTCCTGCTTCTTTTTCAACATCTTGAAACATTTCATAAGAATATTTATTAAAGAAATTATCCCATGCTTTTGAATATCCAACATTTACTAAATCATTAGCAAAGTCGCTTATCTTAGGATATTTAGTTTCTACTTCTCCTAAAAATGTTTCCTTATCTATATTTTGGTTTCTATTAGCGTAGGCATACTTATCAGCAACTTCTTTTGAAGCTGTAAAGAAAATACCATCTCCTTGAAATTCATTATTTAAAACTGTTCTATTTTTACCCATATCAAAAATATCAAAATCCCTAGTAGTGCCATGATACATCCGTATTAAATTGCCATTTTCATCTCTAAATTTTGAATTATAAAGTTTAACTTCTTCTTCAGGTGATAATTGAAATTGAGAATCGCCATCCATCAGTGAATTAGACACTTGTGGATTCCTATTATTAATGTCTTTGAATTGTGAAGGAAGGAACCCTATTTCAGCAACATCAGTGATGATTCCATCAAATCCTGTAGCATCGATGAAAGCTTGTTGATAATCTAAAATGACTGAGTTGAAAATATCAGGGTCTATATTATCTTCAAATAAATCATACACAGCAGATTCGGCTGTTTTCTTAACATTAATAAGTTTGAACTTATCCTTGTAAGTGTAATCCCATGCGTGTAAATCGTTTATTAAATTATCAAGTTTCCCTGTGATGTTTCCATACTTAGCGTTTACTTCTTTCATCTTGTTAATGTAATCAAGCACAACTTCTCTAGTGGCAAATTGAGTTGAGTACTTTTCCATCCCATAAATTCCACTTGTGTAAATAGGATTCCTTATGTCAGCATAAAGCTCTTTGACAATTTGGTCGGTAGAGTGTATGTATCTGAAAATTGCTGTTAATCCTGATGATGTATAAATTCCAAAACCATCTATACCCCCCCTTCGAGAAGCGTTTCTAAAATCAAATGAATCAAAGTCTTCAAAAGTAGTGTGATATAAAGTTTGAATCAATCCACTCTCGTCTTTTGTAGCTGATTTAGAAAAGAAATCTTCTTGAGTTGTTGAAATTACATTCCCAGCTGAATCGTGTCTAAGCGTTGAATCAAATTCTTTTATAAACTTCTCAGCCCATTCAACATACCCTTTAGTGTTATGGTCTTTATATTTAGTCTTAGCTTCTTTGATAAAATCGATTAAGTAGTTGACATCATCCATTTCAATATAATTTTTTATGGTTTTTGTGCTTAACATATCTAAAACATCTATATCAACTTTTGTAATGTCATCAATTTTGTTCATTACATCTCTGTATTGAAATTGAATATCACTCTTGAAGGATGGATTCATATCGTTTACATCTTTGAACTGGTTGTTCGATAAATAAACATAATCTTCAACACCGTTATTATCAAAAATAACGCCATCATTTTGATAACCGTTTAAATTTAGATACCCTAAAAGTTTAGAAGCATCTTCTTCATTCAAAAGCCCATCTTCATTAAGCTCGATGAAGTCAAAATTCTCACTGTTATACGCATTTAGAATGTCTTGGTTCAGTCTATCTCGTGTATCAAAAGGATTTTTAATAAGTAAATACCCTGATTTCCCACCTTTTCTAACCGTTTTAAGAGAGTTTTCATCGTCAAGAACTTTAGTACCCATAAAGTAAGTTTGTTGCTCTAGGCTTAGTTCTACCCCATTAGAATCGATTTTAGGTGCTGTAATCAACTGAAATTGCCAATCTTTATTCGATTCAATGATAGGTTGTCTACCGTTAGCAATTCTTTCGTCATTATTATATTCATATTCAGAGAATGGAATATTTCTTAAAGCTAGTTCATTTCTAACATCTTCGGATGCGTTGTTTGGAACTAGAACATGAGATATTTCAGGAAATTCAATAATTGTTTTAGGTTTAGACTCAAAGTAAGTAACCGTTAAATCTTTTACCATCTTCAAGGAATTATAAAGCCCTTCAGCATAGGTTAGCCCTTCTGAATCTTGAATCCCATCATCTTCAGTAATTTGTTCGTTAATATTAAAGTAACCATAAGATTCAAATGCTTTAATGATATTTTCTACAGAAAGCTCTGTGCGTTTAGTAATAAATTCATCTAAAATCATCCCAGCTGATTCAGCTAACTTTGTATGTGAATCCATTCTATCTTCATATTTTGCATAAAGTTCACTGTATTCATCAGATAAATCAGGAACATCTTGGTCGAGAGCAACTCTGATTGATGACATATCATTTTCTGCCCAGTTAATTATTCTATCAAAATCATCGTTCTTCTCAAGCATATTTCTATTATTGATAACTTCATCCACACTCTTTAAAGTAGGTGTAAGAAATCCTTTATATTCTTTAACAGAACTAAAAGAACCAAATTCAGCTCCAATCATTTCTTTGGTAGCTTTCATCTTCTTATAAACATTTTCAAGCGTTACAGGGATAAGAAGTTGAGAAGGCTTTCTGCGACCGTTATTCGTGTATAAATCAAGGTCGTTTCTCATATACTCTCCACCAAATTTAGAGATGTATTGAGTTATTATCCGTCTTATTTCTACAAGCTTATTTTGTTGTTCTTCTCTAAGAGCATAGTATTCATCTTGTGTAATCTCTTTTTTATCATATCTTTCTCTTATTTTAGTTCTCTCAGCATCAAAATCTATGTCAAAATTGCCCCCTGTCATATCGTTGTAAATGGCCATCCCAGCTTTTGTACTTGAAAGTTTATTTGCTACATTATTATAATAGTCAAATTCACTGTTTCTTGTTTGATTAATGAAATATTCTATCTCTCTAAACCCATCTAAATCCTTGTACTTTTTTACATCTTCTTCAAAGTTTTTCAATGATTTAGAATCTGCAATAGCAAGGAAGGTTTTAGGGAATCTAGCTGTGTAAGCGTCAGCTTGATATGTAGGCGTTCCATTAAGAACTTCTTTATTAAAAACAACAGTTATTTCCCCAAAATTTTCATGAGCTATCCCAGCCTTCGTAACAGCTAAAGAAGGCATAACAAACCCACCTAGACCCAAAGTTGCAAGGAACTTTTCTTCAGTCGTGTTATGAAGTACAACTAAATCTTTATCTAATCCTTCAGATATTCCGATGATGTTCGCACCATTTTTAACGATTTCGCTTAATGCTAAGTATTTCTTATAAAGAGCTATCTCATCAGGGTTTTTTGAATCTGCAAAGTTTCTAACATCCACTTCTTCAGTTACGGATATTTTTTCTCCGTAAACGGATTCATACATATTGATTTCAATTTGGTTCGTTAAATAGCGGTATGTATTTCTAACAAAGTTCAAAAGCTCCCCTAGTTGATAAGTAGAAAGTTTTGAAGTGTTATTTTTTCTTTCTGTAAGCTTGTTGTTCAAAGCATTATTTATGATACCCAAAATATCATTGCTGTTTACTGTTCTGTCATCAAAATTAGAGATGGTTGTGTACATTATTTCCATATCTTCATTAGTTAGATTAAAAGTTTTTTGAATATCATTCTTTGCCTTATTAATAGATTGACCGATAACAAAGTTATCATAGTGCATCTTATTCATCTCTTCATTATCAGTTTTCTTATAAGCTCCTATTGAAATGTTATTTATGCGTTCAGTAAGTGGAAATTGTATTTGTTGAAATTGAGTATCAATACCTTGAGCTTGGTTAAGTACATTCCCTTTATTCGTTTTATATTCTTCTACAGCAAGTTTGAATATACCGTTTAAGTTTTCCAAATAATTCATGTTAGCAAGATATATTTGTGCGTTTGCTTCATCTTTCATAAGTTTAGCTGACTTAGCGTTCATATTCTTCACAACGCCATCAAAAACATCAGAAAGTTTTTCCATTACTGATGGATTCATACCAGCTAGTTTTTTAATATAAGATACCCTAAGACCAGCGTTTGAACCAAAAATAATCCTTTGGACAATCTCTTCTGCAATAAATTCAGATTGACCTACATTAACTCCACTAGCATAAGTTGCTGTAGCTGTAGTGTTGTATGTTTCAGGATTTGTAGCAATAGCTTCTGCTTCTTTATAAAAAGCATCTCCCATTGTGGACTGAACTAAAGCAGTAAGTTTTTTATACTCTCCTGTTCGCTCCATAATATGAGTAACTTCATGTCCAAATGACCGAGCTAGTATATTTCTTCCATCTCGCTCAATGACATACATTTTTTTATTTTTATTATCTACAAAAGCATTTGATTTTTTAAGCTTTTCTACAGGTTCGTTAGATTCTCTTGAAAGCTTAGCAATAGCTTCATCAGTATTTTCGATAGAAACATACTCATATCCATATACATCTTTGGATATTTTTTTAGCAATTTCAGTTGCTACTTCAGGGTCTAAATTATGAATAGTTGAACTATTTGCGATGCTCTCCATCGTTTTCATCGTTACAGCTTGAGTAACATTCATAGATACAGCTGTTAAAGCTCCCATAATGAACGATTCTAAAACATCTGAACCGAGTTCTTTGCCAGTTCTATCTTCAATGTCATATAACTTTCTAACGCCATACCCAGCTATTTCAGAAACAATTTCTTCAAAACCTTCTTCAACTCCATCTGCAATTAGTTTCACAGCTTTTATAGCAAGAGCTTTTTTAGCTACATTCGCAAAAGCATCTGTTATTCTTTTATCTCTACCTGCTTGAAATGCTTTAGCCCATTTACTAGAACCAACCATTCCTATACCAGCAAACATCATTTCAGAAGCAACTTCAATTCCACCCATTAAAGCACCATAAACACCTGCTTGGTCTCCTGTTAATCCAGCATTTAACCCATCTCCAATAGCTCTTGAAGATGAAATCGCATACATAACAACTAATCCACCACCACCCAAAACAGCATTAGTTGCTATCATGGTGCTCATGTCTATCATTCCTGAAGTGATTAAATTGCCCCACTTCACAATGTTATTTATATCTTTACTTGCATATTCTTTATCAAAATCCAACTTAACTTTGTTTAAGTATGCACTGTCTTTTCGAAGCATTTCTCTTCCGTTATCTTGAATGAAATTAAATACAGAATCTATATTTTCCTTCATCTCAGGAAGCATTATTAAAGAATCAATATAATCTCCACCAAACTTCTGAGCATAGTTTCTGAGTTGAGCCACTTGCGATGTAACCCCAAAATAAGCTTGTTTAGGCTGATGAGCGACTCTTTCAAATGTATTTATAAGGTTATCCTTCGTAAAGGAAATATTATCAGCTACAGTTTGAAATTCTTTAGCATAATACTCAGCACCTTTATCATAATTTTCAGGGTTGTAAGGGTCGAAAGTTTCAGGCTTTGCAGTCGTGTACAAATCAGTATAAAGATTCCCTGACTTTTCAAGGAAGCTCTTGTTAAGAGAGTCTAAAGAACTGTTCTTATTTAGATATGAAAAAGTATTTTGTTGTATAACCTTAGTCGTATCAACGCTTTTAACAGATGAAAAGATACTGTTCTGATTGCTTTTTAAAGTCGGTTTATGAACAGTTTTATTAATTGCTAATTCGTCTGTTTTACCTAAGGCTGTCTGAATCGTACTCTTATACTTATTCTCTAAATCGAGTTCGTTCTTTATCATTCTTTATGCTCCTATCTTCCACTACGATTTTTTAAATAGTCATAAGCATATCTATAAATATCATCTGCCGACTGTTTTGATATATATTCATTATCTAAAGCTGATTGAACAGCAGTTTTAACAGAGCCTATCTTTGTTCCTGATGTTATAGCTTGTGTAACATCGTTAAAAAGTGTAACTCTATTAGTTGTTTCGTTTTTTGCTTGTTCAGCTATACTAGCATTTTGAGATTGAATAGCTTTAGCTTTATCTATCGCTAGATTTTGCATATTTTGTTTATAAGATAAGTCATATTTAGACTTATCCATCCCAACATTTTGTAAATTTTGCTTAAAAGAAAGGTCATACTGAGCTTTATTTAAACCAACATTCTCTACATTTTGTCCATAGGCTAGACTTTGAGCTTCTCTAGCTCTTTGAATTGCACTCATGGCTGTAGCATAATTAGCCTTGATAAGCTTTTGATTCCCTTTATAAGTGTTCTCAACCTTTGCATCATAAAGGTTCTCATACCCAGTGTTAGCTAATCCAGCTTGTGAAAGTACATTTTTAGCAACTCTTTGTGATTGCATTTTAGCAACATACGCAGATTGAGCTTCCGTTGTATTAGCTTCATCATGCTCAGCTTGTTGCTCGTTTATTTGCTTAGTAGCTAAATCAAAATCTTGTTGAAGTTGCTTGAGTTGAAGAGTGTATTGTTGACTCCCTAAACCATAAGATTCTTCAAGCTGTTTTCGTTGTACTTCAAACTGATTCATCATTAACTGATACTCTTCACTTAATTGATTAGTAATAGCTTGATATTCAGCATTTATTTGAGATGAATTATTGCTATTAGTTGTTTGTGTGCTTCCACTTGGGCTACCTTTATCTCCAGTATCTTCATCAGGTTTAGCATCCAGTTTTCGTGTTGTTGCGTTCATACTGGAAACAGAAAGACTTGGTATTGATGATAACCCTTTAGTTGTTTTATTCATACTCGAAACAGAAAGCGTAGGAATAGGTGCTGACGGTGCGACTTTTACAGGTGCTAAATATGGCGTAGGCGTTACCTTTGTTGTCGTTACATTACTTCTGATAGGGATGGCCGGTGTCGTTTTCGTCTTAACCATCGCTGAAATAGCATTTTGTAATGTTGTGGTGTTTGTATTTGTCTTTTTAAGATAATCAGTATTATTTGAACCTAAAGTCATTGTTGCCATGTTTAATCTCCTAGTTTAATTTTAATTCATTTACAAATAAACACAATTAAATCGTTGCGCTAATACAACGGTATTTACAATGGTACGCATATTGTTGCTAATTCAAGTATCTTAGGGAACATGAACACATAATAATTACTTAGTAGTTCCCTAATGTATACTTCTATGCACTAATTGCATTTAACCCAATCTTTTTGTTCTTCATTCCATACATAATTATTTTCATCATCTGGATAGGGTATAGGACTTTCCCATTGACAAGTCAGTTCGTTTAATATCCAACTGTCAAAAGGTTTAGGTGGAATGAAAGCATCACGCTCATCATCATATGTGTATCCAATCCCTGCATAGTTTTTTCTTAATGGTATACCACCTAATACATGTACCCCACCTGTTGTATTATATGATGTTTGTACCCATTTACCGTCTAATGAACCAATAAATTCTTTTTCTGCAACAATTACTTGCGTAACGATATTATTTTCTATTTTTGCGTAATGTGCCATGTTATCTCCTAACTTAATTTAACGATTGGATATCTAATAATAACAATACCTGAACCACCATTTTTGCCTGTTCCCAAACCTGATGAAACACCACCTGACCCACCACCTGTATTATTTGAACCATTTGTACCCTCCGCAAATATTCCCCTATTATTATCTATTGAACCATTACCACCTCCACCTAAACCACCAACACCCATGTTTGATGATGTCATGTTAATTTCATAAACCATACACTGACCACCACCACCACCTGCATAATAATTTCCGTCTAACCATTGGTAACCATTTCCGCCATTGCCACCTTTTGTAGATGTAGCGGAAGAACCTGCAGAAGATTTCCCACCACCGCCACCATTTCCATTTGTTGTTGACGATTGACGAAAACCACTTCCGCCATTAGAACCTTGCCCTGTAGTACCTGCCCCACCACTTCCTGCACCACTTGTATTATTTGAGCCACCACTGCCTGAGCCGCCTGTTCTTCCATATGCTTCGGAATATCCTGTGCTTCCTGCACCTCCTGAACATGAAATTCCTAATCCGCTCGAATTTCCACCCTCCCCACCTGCGGTTGTGTTTGTTCCAGCTCCACCAGCGCCTACAATTATTGAATATGTATTTTGAATAATTGTTCCTGAACTATAAATTGTTCCACCTGCACCACCCCCAGAACTTCCCCTATATGCACCACCGCCACCACCAGCTACAACTATATAATCAACGCTTCCATCGGTTGTTCCTAAACTACTAACGACTAAATTAGCACTTGAATTGAAATAATGATACCTGTAATTACCACTGTCTACGATTGTCCCACCAGTAGCAATAATAGGGCTCCAATTTTCCCAAACTAAGTTTGAACCTAAATATAATTTATCAACTTGATTTGAACCTATTTTTATATTATCCGTTAAATTTGAACCTATTTTTAAATTGCTCATAATTATCCTACTATGAAATAAGCAGTGTTTGCATTTGGTGTGAGTGCGTCATATTCTACTTGCGTTATGTTTCTAATTTTATAAATAGGATTCGTATCATCTTCTTCGTTGAGAATGAGTTTATCGCCATTTGAAGTAGGCTGATTTCCTGTAAATGCAGGACTTGATAGAGGTGCTTTTAAATCTAGCAGATTATCTGTTTCTGTTTCGGTGTAATATCTACCATCGTGAGTATGCCCATCATTTACTACACTAATAGGTGTAGTTACAGTACCATCTCCAGTTAAAGTAGCATCTGTAGAAACAACGCTTAATCCACTTGAAACAGGTATAGCAACTTTAGAAATCTTAGTTCCTTCTAGTTTCTCGATTGAATAGATAACCCAATCTGAAACACTTGCTTTGATGATGATTTTCCCAATAAATACATACTCTTGGAAAACAGCACTTTCTGTTCCTAGATTTAAACTACTAGGCGATAATGCTTGAATTATTGCTAAATTCGTTGATACTTGTTGTGGTTGAATGAATTGATACCTGAAAGATTGACTTCCTATATCACTTGTAACTGGCACAGCAATAACAAATACAGCACCGTAATCGTTGTTCCCAAAAGGTTGTTGCGACCATGTCCCAGCTGTATTTAGATTGTAATTCGCTTGTGCTGTTGTTTGTGGAACAATTTGCGTCTGAGCTAATGCTCGTGTTGAAACGACACTACCACTTAGATACATTTGTGTATAAGAAGCTGTTCCTAAAGCTAACAATCGTGTTATTAAATCTTCATCTTTGATATAAGTATCTGAAATGAATGGTTGTTTTAGTGTTGTACTGTTGAGCGTAACATTGCTAAAATCGCCACCTGAATTTTTATAAGTTCCAATGGTGTCATGTAATTCTTGATGAACACTGTTAGGCATAAATCCATGAGTTTCTCTAATAGCAAACTTGTGTGTAGCCCCATATGCAATAGAAGCAATCATCAACATGTCAAAAGTCCATGCAGTAGTATCAAATACAAATGAAGTACCATTGTAGTAAAGGTAGTATGCTCCAACTACATCAGCGTGTGCTGGACTTTCCCATCCTGTAACTAATTCAGGTATAAGTACACCGTTGAAATAAGCTTCAAAAGTACCTGTAAGCGTAACTTTACGAGTAGTTGAATCGTAGGATACATCTATATTTTCGTTATTAGTGAATCCTGTAGGTTCTTTTGTTGTTACTTTAAGTGTGTTAATAAATGCTTCGTGAGCTTCTAACGATAAACCAACTTCTTGTAAAGCACCTTCTACTTCAAGCGATGTATAGTAATTTCCTAAATCCGTAATAAGTGTTTGTACAGCTGTAGAAGCAAGTTCTCCTGTAGCACTCAAAGATACCTTCTTAGTCAGAGAATCAACGATGAGCGTGATGTTTAGCCCTGCTACAAGCTCAAATGTGTCTGTTTTTGTAGAAGCACTTATGGTAGTTGCTCCTACCTTTACATTTGAGAACGCATTTTGATTGACTTCAGCACCGACTTCGATTCCATCAAGTTTGGTATTATCGTCAGCTGTGAATAGCTTGTTTGTAGTTCCATCTTCAATGTTATCGATATTATGGCTATGCCCATCAGTAACTCCACCAGCAAAAAGATTAGTTTCAATGAAGTCAATTAAATCATTGTAGTTAGGTATAACTTCTTTGCCAAGCTGGTCAAAACGAGCTTTTAACTGAGAAGCTGTTACACCATCTTCGTTAGGTCTATCTGAAAGTGAAGCAATATCCCTTCCTGAGTAAATTTCTGATACTTTGTAATCTGTAATTGCCATGTGTTTACCTACCCTTTATAAGTACTGTTTTGAGTGTACTTACCTGTTATTTCAAGCAATCCCATAGGATAGCCTTCTCTTGATTCGATTTTAAACTGGATGCTCATAAACTTCCTATCCTGACGGTTTGTTACAACGACCATAGGGTCTGTATCTGTCGAAAATGTGAAGCGAGAGAAATCTATTGTTGAGAAATCAAATATCCCATCATAACGCTCTTTTACAATACCTTGTGTGTTGTAGTATATCCTGATGCTTGTCATGGAATACTTTGCAAGGCGTACCCATAAATTTTTCAGTGTTTTCTTAATCGTTATGTCATTCATACTCATGACAGGCGTTGTCCAGTAAGCAAGTACTGGAACATAGAATTTACCTGTTCCTGCAATAACTTCGTTCCATAAATAACTATCTGTTAAATCATGGAATCCTGTTTCGCTTGTATGTGCTTTTAAGCACACATAGTAAGTAGGTATCCCAGCTCCATCTGAAACAATAGCTTTTTTAGCATAAGCTGTTGCGTCTGCCCATGTAGTAGCTACCGTTGTAACTTCGTCATAATAAGGGTATGGGTCAGCATCATTCTTATAGCTCATCAATCTTCCATCTGCTGTTCCATAATAAAGCGTACCATCTGAAACGAGATGGGATGTAATTTCTAATCCTTCCCAGTAATACCAGTCATATTGAAATGATTCACTTACTGCCAAAGGTTCTGCATATTTGTTTCTTGGGTCTGCGATATAAATATTTTCGCCTACACAAAGAAAGTATTTGTTATCAAATATAAAGGAATATGCACTATCAATATAGACTTCACTCAATAAGCTTTTATTGATGTAAAAACTTCTATCTTGGATAGCTTGTGTTCCTGTTATATCGTTTGTAACCAAAGCGCTTACTCCATACTCACTGAGCCATAATTTATCATCTCTTAAAGAAGCAAAACTTGTTCCACTTAAAGCTCCTACTCCTGTAACTCCTACTCGGATAGGGAATATAACTTCTCCATCGTTATCAAGTGAAGCACTTCTGATAAATATAGTAGGGTTATCTGCTATTTTCTTAGTAACCGTTACAAGTTCGTTTCCACTCCTGAAGTAACCGATAATGGCTGAATCACTATTTCCTAGTTCAGAGAATCCATTCTCATCCATATAAACTTCAGTTAAATCATCATCTAGTGTGATTCTATAATCCTTGTTTACTTTGCCAAAATCTCCATCCCAACCATAAGCAACAAAAGCATAGTTGAAAGCTCCGTTATATCCAAAGTATTCAAACTGAGTCAGTCTTGAAAGCAATCTAACAGCTCCCCAATCGCTATCAAATCTGTAATCAGGAAAAGATGTGGGATATGTTATTTCAACATTGTCTTCCCCAGCTACTGTAGGAACTGCTGGTGCTGTTGAAAGAGTAACTTGATTAACAGCTGATAGTGTATATGTTCCAGTATAAGCAACCCATTCTCCACTAGAGTTTTTGATTCTAATTCTGATACAAGCATCTGTTGTTTCGTTGTAAAAAGGAAGAGTGAATCCCCTTTGGTCTGTTCCTACGCTTCTTGTAACGGTTGAATCTGCTAGTTTATAAATAGTTGAAGTTCCATCAGAAATGAATTTTTCACTCACAAATGCTGTAAGTAAGCTCTTTGATTCAAATGCTGTTTTTGATGTCCCATCTGGGCTTTTAGCAATATATGTTACAGGCATTTTAAGCTTAGATTGTGCCATAGGAATGTATCTAATATCCAGCATATACGACCAAAATGTAGGTGTTGATTCTACATCGCTAGTTCCACCACTATACGCATCTCCAAATGCGTTTGAATCTGTCATGTCTGCTTCTAATCCAAAACTTCCGATTGCACTTGTTTTATTGCTACCACGAACAAAATCAATAATGACTGATATTCCTGTTCCAGTAAGCATATAAGTGTACTGATTGATTCTCATAAGCTTAGAAGGGTAATCCCCTGCATTGAAAGGCATTGAATTTCCTGTTGCTGTGGTTAGTTTTCTAATCAGCTCAATGTGTTGATAATCCCCATTTGCATCAATTTCGCCTAAGTTTAATTCAGTTCCGTTATGAACGACTATAAACTCTTTAGCAACATCGTAATATCTTTCTTGTAGATTATAAGACTCTGTAGATTCGTTATACCAGTAATAATCTTCAAATCTTCTATAAGCATAGCTAATCTTGCTGATAGAATTTATTTTACCTGTGTATATCTTCTCTATTTTAGTCCCATATCGCTTATCTATAGACCCTTGATAACCAGTAACAAGATTGATTGAATCAGGGCTTCTTTGGGCTGAAACTTCTGATTCATGAGTTGTAAAATCAACACCTAAAAAGTCTTTAAGTGTGAACTGTCTTGCGTTGTTTACTGAAGGGAACTCATGCTTCTTCATTCATCGCTCTCCAAAGAGAAGTAATCTGTAATATCGCTTGAAATATACTTCGATTCTGATTGTTGATAACTTGCAAATCTATCTTCAAAGAATCCAGCTCTAAGCGTATCATCATCAGATAAAGCAAAAAGACCAGCAACACCCCATACAACGACTTTTCTTAGGATATTATCTTGGTATGTTAATGTATCACTCAATGCTGTTACAGTAGGAATCTCTGTCAGAAGAGTAAGTCCTAAAGCTGTCCGATTGTTATTTTCTAAGTTAAATGTTTGAGATAAAATGGTATTTAATTGTGGGATGTATGTGTCAACATAAGACCCAGCATTTGCTGATGTTATCCCCATGTTTCCTACAACTAAAGTAAATAATTCCTGTGCTGTCATCATGCACCCCTTTCAATGTTCTAACGAGCTTTTTTAGATGGTTTCTTTACTGTTGATGCTTTTCTTTTTACACCAAAACTAATATTTTTCTTAGGTGTAGCTTTAAGCTTCATGCTCCGACTGCCTTCAATATTCTTTTTCATGGTTTACCTTTCATAAATAAGAAGGGTATGGCATAACACCATACCCTATTAAATTAGTGATAAATCTATGCTGTATAAGTAGCTGAAACTACATCTGAATCGCACTTAGCATCTGTTCTTCCAAACACTTTGATGGTAACACCATCGGTTAGAGTTACAGCGCCTGAGTAAATCGTTTTACTCATTGAATAGCGTGGGTCTGTCCCATCTGTAGTGTAATAGAATGTTACTCCTGAAACTGCACCGACTGCATAAGAATCACCAGTAGGTGTGATAACAGGGTCAGCTGTTTTATTAGCTGTAAGAACACCAGCATAAACTGAACCTTCTTTAGCGCCTAAAACGAAAGCGTCAAATTTTGAACGACCTTCAAGCACATTACCATCGATTCCAGCAACTTCATTAAGAATACGAAGTGTGCTGATTTTCATAGGATAAAGAACGCCTTCAGGATTCCAAATTAAGAATTGTACGCCAGTAGGCATATAGGATGAAGGTACACGAACAATCTTAGCCATCATGAATGTTCCAACAACCCCTTTAGGAAGGATTTGACTCGAAAGTGGGTCAGATGCTAGATATTCGCTTGATAAGCGTAGTTTGCTGTATTCATCTACAGGTAAAGCGATATAACGATTTTCACTTGGAACATTATGTTCATCAAGTTCTGCTAAACCAGCTTCAAGGAAACCTACGATTGTAGATTTTGAAGGTTCAGCAACAACAACTGATTTGTGAGCTTTCCACGCCCATTGTTTAAGAGCATATTTATCTTCATAAGGAACGAGTTGTTCTTTGATTTGAAGATTCATCATATCCCCAGCACCTTTGATATTCATTTGGTCTGTGGTATTCCCTTTATCAATGGTAATCGCAAAACTCTTATCTTGCGATAATGTAAGTTCTTGTACAGAATCTCCCATTTCAACAGGCGTACCGAAACGACTTGAACCTGACTTAGTATAATCACTAAGAGCTACCGTTTGTGGTGTGTAAACTCTGATGGTAGAAACACCTATGAAATCATATTTCGTTGATGCTTTACCAGCTAGAAAAGATTCTTGATTCCATTTAGTAAGAATTTGTGGTTCATACTTTAATGCTAAATTGATACTTGCCATGATTTAATCTCCTTGTGTGGCTATTTGCCAAATAAACCTGATAGGAACGAGTCTTCTTTTTCTTCCTTAGTTTGACCTTTGAATGAACCTGTATCACGACTTTGAGCTTTTTTGTTCTGCTCTTCTACTCGTTTAGATTCATCTGCTAGATTCTTGAGATGCTTGGTATACGCAACTAATGGCGTTGACCCTTCACTCATGAATTTTTGCATCTCTTCAGGAAAGTTTTCGACTTTTCCCCATTCTTTTGTTTCAGGGAAGGCATCAAACAGCTCTTTGAATTGGTTAGCTACATCTTCAACTTCTTTGACTTCAGGTGCAACTGCTTGTGCTTCTGTTGTCTTTTCAGTCTTAGCTTCTAACTCAGCCATTCTTCGTGCGTGTTCAGGTGTCATTCCTTCTGCTTCATATTGTCTTTGTTTATCTTCAATACGAGCATTTGCAAGATTAGTTTCAAGGGTCTTCACAAGGTCGTTTACATCTTTAAGCCCAGCTTCTTTAGCCATTCTTTCGAGCGACTTCATTTGTTCTGAGTTCTTTATTGAATCTCTTTCTTGGACAACATGGTCATAGTTGCGACCTTTTTGCGCAAGGGTAGTCAATTCATCGATGCTGTACTCTTCTTCTTTACCGTTGTACTTAATCTTAAACTTCTCTGATGCTTTCGCATCTCCAGCTTCTGTTGATGTATCAGTTTCTTTAGACCCTTCATCAGTAGTGGTGTTTGCACTCGTTTCATCTGCTGTAAAATCAGATGGACTAAATGCTAAATCGGTATTCGTTGATGCTTCTGCTTGATTGGTATTTTCAGGCATGATTCAATCTCCTTCGACTATGGTTTGTCGTCATAATAATAGTAACAATATCTAGGAATAAGTCAAAAATATGAACGCTATTCCTGTACTACAGGCTTGTCAATTTCAGCCTGTTTTACATCCTCTTTCTTCAGACATTTTCAACTCCTTGTGTAGCTCTGATAGGAATCCCACTCATCTCATTTGTTGGTTGCGAGAGCTGTGAAGTCATCCCTTGCTGAGCTTGTTGTTGTTCCATCATCCCATCCTGAATCCTTCTAATCGCATCAATGATTTCTGAACGGTTCTTAACGACTCCAGCTGGTAGCTGTTCTAGGTAAGTGATTGCATCAGGGATGATACCGTTTCGATACATATTATCGAGTGTTTGGATTTGTGTAACTTCACTCCAGTAAGAAGACGCCCCTACTTCTACATTCAACCCAAAGTCATTAAACTTAACATCTGCATAATCAAACATCATTGTTGAGCTTTCTTCATCTGTACTCTTAATTGGAACTTCTCGCTTCCCATAGAATGAACGCATTAATTCAACAATGATACGAACTGAATCTTCTACGACTTGATAGTACGCAAGTCTTTGAAGTTCTAAAGGTTGTGAAGCAAGTTGTTGAACAGCAACGATTGCTGATGTATTCTCTGGCTTGATGTTGCCTAATGCTCCATCATAGACGCCTAGCGTTTCCTTTGTCATCTGAATCAAGTACTGGATAAACTGAATAATTTGTTGGTCGATTGATGCAGTAGGTGAACTAACAGCAACCACTTCATTTGGATTCCCATTCACTCCTAGAGCTTCAACCTTGTTCGACCATGCTCCCAGTTTCGTCAAATCAAATAGAATCTTTGGAAAACTCATCTTCTTAACAAACTCGTTAAGCATCATAAAGAACTTGTTTATCATGATTTGGTTCTGAATGACTTCAGTGATAGGACTTGTGCCATGATAGGATTCTTTGTTATCAACCCAGTTCATCTTTGAGATTGGATAGATGGCTATCTCTAAGTCTATCGGTTTAGTTATGATAAGGTTCTTAGTCGACTTCGTGAACCACACTGAATCATTCTCTTTGTAAAGCTTGATGATGAGTGTAGTGTACTGATTGTTAGAAGACGCATTGTTATCTGTGTAAACACTTCCATATTCATCATCAGGAACGATGGAAGACTTGTCTGCATCATTAACCATATCTCTTACTTCTTCCGTAAGCTTCTTATAAACAACTAAGATGAATGGCTGATTCTCAACGACTGGTTCAATAGGATTCCCAAACATAACATTCACGCTATCAATTATCTCTAAGTCAATAGCTCCTATATACTTCCCACCTTTGTCTTTTTCTGTGTTATACCACCAGTGGAAATAAGCATCTCCATTAAGAGCTGTATCTTTCATGAACGCTCTTGTGTGTGTTCTGAATTTTGTGCGCTCAAAGACTGCTTCAATCTCATTGGTCGTGATGTACTCCATTGCATCCTTGACATCCTTATCCATTCCTTCAGGAAGCTCACAGTTCACTGATATATCATCTGATACAAGCATGGAAGTGTAGTAGTTCACAGAAGGCTTAATGATATTAATAATAGGCTTCTCAATGTTTGGTGCATTTACACCTTCCCACTGTTTGCCATTATAGAAGTTCTGATTTGTTTCGACGATGTCATATAGCTCCAGCTTGTCATTAAACTGTCTGCCTGTTTGATACTCTTTCCAAATCGCTTCTGGTGTTTTGTTAATCTTCATTTGGTTCATCCTGCTCTACGAAGAGCTTCTTTCTCCTGTCTTTGCCTGTCCAGTTCATCAGGTTAGTCATCTCTTCTTCAAGAGTCAACCCCTTCTCCTTCAGGATAGCATCTGTAACGATGTTTCTGCTTGGTTCAGGTTGCTCAATGTGCTTCTTATCCATCTTCACAATCTTGAATGGTTGTCTGATGAACGCTCCTAGAAGGAAAGCTCCCATCATACCTACAACAATCAATGCTTCATTCATAGTTCAATCTCCTTTTGGTTAAACTCCATACCCTAGTATGTTCTCGACTTCGTCATCATAATCCAGTATGTCAGGGTCTTTGATGAATCGGTCATTAGCAACTACATTCCTGAGTCTATCTAATGCTTGAGTCATCGCATCCACTTCATCATCGTGGTCTGAGTTTGGGAAGTCAACTGCTTCATCAATAACACTGTAATGCTCTTCCTTCAGATGCACATTCCCAGCTTCAATCAAAGGGGATACAGCTGATGCTCTTGCTTCCTTTGAACCATATGGAACGATAGGAACAACAGCTCTAAACTTTCTCTTCAGTACATCAATGATTGCTGAACCGTTTGCCTTGTCTTCGACCCCTAGCTCATTGTAATTCGAGTATTTGTTCGCTATCTCTGTGATAGCTCTAACCGTATCTATGAATCCCATTCTTCGTTTTACCTTCTCGATAAGGTAGTAATCCTGATTCCTTTTACCCCATACCTGAATAGCTACGAAATCTGACTTTGATGTGTCCTTGAAGGTGGCATCCACTTCTATAACTGTATAATTTACTTTGACTGTTCCTTGATACATATTGTCAGTGAACCATTTACGCTCGAAGATTCCACCTTCATCATTGGATGGCCTTCCATAATAGAGAGAGTTTAGAGAGCGTGAACCTTCTTTAGTTAGATACGACTGCTTGAAGCTATCCCACCACTTCCTGTCCTTCTTAATCTCAGGAAAGAGCGTTTCTCCTTTGAATCTTCCTAGTTCATCCGTTTCATCTTCGCACTCGATGGGGAAATTGATGTATATTGCTGTAGGTTCTGTTTCAACGATTCTTCCTATTAAGTCTTCTTTGTGCCATCGAGTCTGAATGATGATTACCTTTGCTCCCACTCCTAGTCTTGATTTAATAGAACCAAACCATTCCTGAAATATCATGTTTCGTGTAGCTTCTGATTCAGCTTCCTGACGATTCTTGATAGGGTCATCTATTATAAAGAAGTCAGCTGGATAGCCTGTGATTCCACCTGTGATACCAGCAGATTTAATTGACCCTTGATGGTCTTTGATTGTCATCTCTTCAGCATTGTTTATATCGCCCACTTCAACTCCAAACACATCTTTTCCATACAGCTCAACCTTATCCCTGTTTCTTCTGAGAAAGCGTTTAGCTAGGTCAAGGTTGTATGCGATTAGGAATATCCTTGCATCAGGATTCATTCCTAGTATCCAGCTGGGAAGCGTTTCTGTTATCGTTGTAGACTTTGAGTGTTGTGGTGGTACGCTCAGACAAAGGATGTCATAAGCGTTCCCTGTATCTTTCTCAACGAACTCCTGAACTGTCTGCGATATATATCGTGTAAACTTTCCATGTATATATCTATTGTTAATGTTGCCATCCAAATCTTGCATCTGATGAGCATACTCAACATACTCTGCATAATCAATTTTCGAGAGCTGTTCCATAACTGATTTATAGGATGGAATCTCAGTCATCTGAACCCTTAACTTCTAGCTTCTTAGTGATAGCCTTCAGAGCAAGTAGTTCATCCTTATCTAAAGCTTCCATGTTTCTGATTCTGATAGGCTCAGGTGTAACGATTGATTGTTCTATTTTATCTGTATACCCAAACTTATTTTTCATATAAAACATTCTGAAAGCATCTCCATTTGAATGATTATTCAGCACTTCAGACTCAAGCATTACATTTATTTTATCAAAAGATTCCGAGTAATAGGCTCGTTGTTCATAAAATGTGCTGTAAGTAATATCGCAAAAAACGCAGAATCCAGCAATAGATGGCATCTTTTCTTCGTGTCTGCATTCAGACAAAAATCTCTTCATATCATTGACGAGTTCATCGCCATTCAAAAATCTTCTAGGGTTACCTTTATTCATACTTTCATTATAGAGTTTTTTAAACATTTGACAATTTCTTTTAGCTCTGAATCCCTTTAATCTATTGATGAATCTCACATTCATGCAAATTTTGTTTAACTTTTGTTTAACTTTCGCTTGACATATGTTTAACACTTTGGTATTGTAGAGATGCAAGAGATGAACATCTCAAGGGGAATCAGTTATGAAACAAACATTTAGAGTAGTAGGAACGCTTATCACTAGAACATCAGAAACTCATGAGTATGGATTTGCTGTTGTAGGTCTTAATCAAAAAGATGGTAGAGCATGGGCTTTCAGTAAAACTTATGAAGGTGCTGTGAGTGCTAGAAGAACTTTACTTAATCATAAAAGCATCCATTTGAATCCTGAATTAGTTGTAATCAAAGAAGTTGAGAAGGTTTCAAAATGAAGTACATACTTACTCAAGTTGATACTGATGAGATTACTGAATTTGAATCCAAAGAATCTTGCTTTAAATCATTAAAGAATCAAATCAAACAATTCTATGACCGAGAAGTTTATGAAGATGAAACATGGGATGAAGAGCATCCTGTATCATTCACAAAATGGTTAGCAAATATTACACGAGAAAAGATTGCTGAGCTAGAATCCGATTACACTGAAGTTAGTACGATGTTCTATAGCAAAGTGAAAGCCTAAGGGCTGGGAGAAAAATAATGTTTAAAAAATTAAACGCAATAGAAGTTGATGATATTACATTCCTATTTGAAGTTGAATATAATAAGCACACAGTTAATGGGATTAAAGATGTTAAGTTTACAATCAAACACTTTTATAACCTAGCGTCAGGCTCAGATGTCAAAATCAAAGTCTTATCAGCTGTTACTATCCTTGATGCAATCTGCTACTTCAATAACCTTTGCCTACAATTTGATTTAAGTGGAATGGGATTATCTGCCTTGATTGACTATACTTATGAATTATATGAAGCGAAAGCCTAAAGGATAGGATAATGAAACTAATGACAAACATCGAAGTAATCCAATCATATCTTAATCAAAAAAACGCTCGTAACCTAAGCTTGAAAAGCAAGAACGGAAAGCTCTTCTCATATGATACTTGTGTATCTCAATATGATTATGGAAAGATTATTGTAAACACAACTAAATACACGAAGACAACAGCGCATCAAGTAAACACTCTTATTGAAGAGCTTGGAAGAATCCCTGAGCAAAAGATTGAGTTTGTGGAAGGTATCCAAAGAGATACTGAATCTCTATGCTCAGATGTAACAGGAGAGTGGAAATAATGAACATCCAAAAAGAACGCTTAGAATCCTTGCTTGAAACATCCCTAGAGATGCAACTGAATCTAAACGCAACTATAGCTAAAGGAGAATTGAATCCAAAGCAAATCGAGAAGGCTATCCATCTTCATCATGAATACACCCACGCTATCATTGCTTATGTAGGGAACTCAGATGCTGACAAACTTAACACCAAAATTTATGATTTGATTGTTCGCTTTAACGCCATCGTGCTTAACTGGAATCAAGACTAATTTGAATCAAGGGTTGTAGGTCATCCCATATCCCCACCATATAAAAACCTTCATTCAATTTAAACAAAGGAACTCACAATGAAACTAAAGAACGAAGCTAAACAATGGCTTGTCTGCCTAGCATTTGCTTTGATTTGGCTAATGATTTATATCTTCCTTAACTTACCATCATCTTCATCAGTTCACGCTGTGCAAGAGCAACCTGAAGGGCTGATAGGACTTCAGTACTCAGAACCATGTTCGAATTCAAGTGTTAAAACATACATGGATTATCGAACAATCACATCCCCTACGAGTAAGCAATATCAAATCATTCAGGAACGGTTGACAATTAGCAATGGGTTTCTGATATATGATGGTTTACGGATTGGCGTTGCTCTAGGTTCAGCTTTCGGAGAAGTCGGTTCAAAGTGGGATTTCATTCTAAGTTCAGGTCTTCAACTAAATGTCATTAAAATTGAAGAAAAGGCTGATGAACACACTCTGAACGGATGTCAACATGAAACTGATGGCTCAGTGATTGAGTTTGTGATTGATACAACTTATGAAGGATTTGATACTTATGAGAATGGCTACTTATACGGTGGGAATTTCAATAAATTAGATATGTTCTCAGGAACAATCGAGAAAGCGAGAAAAGTAGAATGACAGCAAAAATAGAGAAGTGTATGTATTGTGGTAGAGAGCTTGATAATAGCCGATATATCGTTCATGAATCTGATAATAATATCGTCTACAAGTATTGTTCAAAGCCTTGTTGCGAAATGGGTCATCAGGCTCATGTGGATGAGCGCAAACAAGTTCTGATTCAGGATGCGTGGTCTGATGTATACGATGCTCTACATGATTTGCTAAGCGAGTTAGAAGGTGGCGATATTGATTTCACATATGATGACTTTATAGGGAATTATCCTAATCTACTGAATCATTCATACTTCTTAAACAAGCTTATCAAAAAGGGAGAACTGAAATGAATAACTTAATGAAAATGTTAATTGAACTAATTACTGGGAATCAATTTACTAATGAGTTTACACAAAACGACCCTGAATATGCTAAATGGGAAATATCAAGATGCTACCTTAACTCAACCTATTATGTAGAGCTATTTGAATATGCTACAATATCCAAATTTGAGCTGAATAAGATTAAGGTTCATAGTGGATTTGAACTAGCAACTTTAGTAGAATCATTTTGGACAGAAGATGAGAACATAGAAGATAATGAATCAAAAGCTTATTTAGATTTCATGAAGAAACTATTAAAAGAATCAATAGGTAGCTAACATGAAGCGTAAACTCAAGAAGATTTGTGATGACTTATCTGAGCATCATTTCATCGTTAAAAAGTATAATGATATGAGAATCGATTTAATCAAGAATAATCTTTGCATCATTATTGAGCATGACATCATCGATGAATCCTACTCGTTCAATGTATTTAGCGATTATAAAGCTGTGTATCGTAAGGATTTCATCAACGAAACCGATTTAGATTTCCTTTACAAGCTTATTTAATAAAAAAAGATGGAATTACCCATCTTTTATTTTCGTCTTGCCTTGACCTTAGAAACAATGATTCCTTCCATTGAGTTGCTTGACATCATGACTCCGAGATACATGGATTCAAGAATCAAATCACATACTTCATCATAGCCTACTTTGAAAGTCGCTTTTTCTGCAAGTCTGTTTACAATGTTTTGTTGCTCATCAATTATCTCTTGTGTTTCCATAGGTCTGCTTATGGCTTTTCTAATTGCTAGAACTGTGTCGATATTTTTCTTCTCAAATTTAGTCATTTCAACTCCATCTTCAATTTCTTTAAACCGAGCTGAGTTGACATCAATAGCTATGGAAATTTTCTTGTCAGTCATTCCATATCTTTTTTTAAGTTGTTTAATTTTTTCTACATAGTTATCACATTTCATGGTTTATCATTTCAGAACGGAAGGTTATCTGTGTTTATATCTGTAAGCTCTCCAGTCTCAAAATCATCATCACTCTTTGCAACAATCTTTTGACTAGGCTCAGATTCATCATCAATATCTTCCAAATCCCTTTTGACTGTTCTATCCTTGAAGTCAATTATCTCACAATGATTAACCACAATTTCGGTTGTGTTTATTTTAATTCCATCTTTGAGATAGCTCCCTGTTTCAATTCTTCCGATGATTGCAATTCTTGACCCTTTTTGAGAATACTGCTCAAGATACTCTGCTGTCTTCTTCCAATCTACGCATCTCAGGAAAGTTGCTTCTTTATCCTGATAGTTGTTTACAGCGATAGAGAAGGTAGCTACGCTATCTCCAACTTGTGTCTTATGAATCCTTACATCGTCTGTTAATCTTCCTAAGTGCATTGTTAGATTTATCATTTTTTAATCTCCGTTTTCGTTTAATTCGATTGATTTTACTGATGTCCCAATAGACTTCAAATTGTCTGGCAACATTTCATATCTTTTGTGTTGCTCACTTCTAACTCTAAATGAACGCATAATATTACTAGATACAACAGTGTTTACTTGACTACTATCCATTTGAGAATATTCTCTCAATAATTCAGGTGTAACAAGCTGTTTTAATAGACTAGGCAAATTATTCCATTCTTCAACTGAATTATAACCACTATTACATATCGCTTTATGAAGAACATTCCATGCTTCTTGTTCTGTGAGTTCTACTTTATGCGTCAATTCATAAATTTTTTGTTTAATAACTGCTATATTTGGTGGGAATGGATTTGGGTCTGTTTGGATTATGGCTTTGACTATGTTTGCAACTAAATCAGCATTGTCGTTTTGAAATGATTCATACCATAAATTTACCATAACTTTTAATTTTTCATCATCTAGTTTTGTTACCCAATTAGGATATGCAATTTCTAATATAGCCATTATTTTTTTAACTTCGTTTTTTTCCATTTTATTACTCCATTTCTTCTTCTATTAAATCTAAGAATCTACTACCTGTTTTATTTTTCTTTTTAATCGTATTCAAGTAACTTTCAAACTTGTTACCAAATAATGTTTGTGGTCTAATGTAGTCAATCATCTTTTCATCACTAAGCCACTTTTCACATTGATTGTCTATAACTCTGTAAAAATCATCTATAAGAAAGCTTTCATTTAATCGTGCATCAATTAATTTTTTAGTTTGTATTGATAACCTGAATTTTTTCCCACTTTTTTCATTAAGATAATTTACTACATCTTTATATTTACTATCTTTAATACTTAATGAAGAAGATAAAGAATTAAGATTATTAGATATAGATATTATATCTGTACCTTGACAGTCAATGACTTGTCCTTGACTATGTCCTTGACATATTTCTAATGCTAGTAGTTTTTGTCTTTTTCTTTGCTCTCGTTTCTTTTCGTTATTATATTCTCGTATACTTTCAATCTTGTTTGCACTTTGGTATTTCTCCCAATTACTTATTAAAATAAAATCATTTACAATTTCTAACATACCAAACTTAATAAATGTATTTAATGCTAATCGTATTATACCGATATTCCTATCAAATTCTATTGCTAACATTTCATC